TCTTTTACTAGCATTAGCAACTCTGACTCAGACTCATGTAAACTTTCAAGAAGTTGAATGAACATGTTCTCTCTCTTCATCTGTGAGAGTTTGTCATTGCCACCTCTGATAAAGTTATACAATGTTTTCCACTCATGTACGAGTCTAGTATGCCCACCTGAGTTGATAGGTGCTTCATTCTTTTTGTAAGGCACCTCTCCTTCTGGGATGGCACTTCTGATTTCTTTATCAAAGTTCCAAATCAGTAATGCCTTTACATCATCTCGTTTGTACTGTGATAAGAGAGCGATCTTTCCGTTCTTATCTTTCTTGCCATGAACTGCTTTGAACAGTTCAGACACCAAAGGATTTGGAGGTAGTTTTGCCATAATTAATCTTCAAGTTCAGTAGATTCGTCCCCTTCGATTCGGAATGAAATGATTTCGTCAGGAACTAATTGTCCATTCTCATCAAACATTTCTGGATGATAAGTATATGCATTTTGGTTGTTGTCTTGTATATAGGTGCGTAGAATATACCCTAAGATTACACCCACAGAAAGGGTGAGAATGCCTGTGAATACACCGATTGTTATGAGTGCTGCTTCCATTCGTTTTCTCCTAGTAAGGTTTTCAGTTGGAGGTTGACTAAACTCCCTCCGCATCAAGAGTTCTACACCCTTATTTATTTCTCCTAGATCAATTTCTTCTCTTGGAGATACCTCAGTGTTTCTTTGCATCCACCTATGTGTACATTGTCAAGTTGAACTTGTGGAAAGGTAGCACCCTCCTCAAATTCTTTATAGAACTGGTTACGGGAGAAGTCCTTGTCCAGTTTGTATTCTAGATAGTCTATCTTTGTAGCAGCAAAGAGTTGCCTAACTCTCTCACACCACTGACAGTTGTCTTTAGACCATAGAACTGCTTTCATTTGAATTTGGTTGGTCATACTAATTATATCAGATACCTTGGTCCTTGTATCTTGTCAGGAATTCTTTTAGACTAGATTGATTCTGACCTTCATTGGGTTTGGGATCGAGTTTATCGTACCCCTTGATTCTTTTCCAATCAGAATGCATTGCTCCTAATAACCATGCCTGTGCCAAACTATGAGGTCCTTCTTCTAATAGTTTGAGTTTGAATTTGTTACTTACGTAACCTTTGTACTCTTCTCTCCAATTGGAATCGTCGTAAGGTTTAGTCATGATTTTAGCAACATGTATATGAGACCGGGGACTATGATAAAAAATTGTGGAAGGAAGTTCATAACAATTGCCCTTTCTCTCCACCTTATGCCTACGTATGTCCATCCGGTTGCTCCCACTAATTGTAGCATACTATTCCATGGTGTCAATCCTAATACGTGAAACACCATAGCAGTCAATATTACTGTGGCACTAAACCACTTGACTGTTCTAACGCTCAATAATTCTCTCCTTCATCTCCGATGTCCAGTTGTCGTAGTAATTAGTCCCTTGCAATTTATGTCTAGTCTCTTCTAAATGATCTCTCTTCTGTACAATTAGTAATATTAGTTCTCCTTGATTGACTACAAACCCACCTACATCTTCTACTAGATCAGGATGCTCTTCTAAAAATATGTAATCAGGATATAATTTATTATAGTTCTTTGCCATCTGAGACAGGAATTCTGCTGATAAGTATGGATCCATGACATAGATGGTAACTTCTTTCTCCCACTTCTCATACCTGAAACTTCCATAGTCTTTCCACATCTTGACCTCTACATTACCATCAAACCATGCCTTTTTAGCATGAGGACATGGTGCAATACCTCCAAACTTACTGTTCGGAACATCAAGAACTCTTGTGATCCACTCTTCAATTTTAGAAGTAACTATTTCTGGTACCATGTCTGTCGATGTCGGATGTGATACAGTGGAGTCCTCCATCCCAGAAATATCTATGTCTGAAGTTAACAATGTGTGGGGTGATACCATGTCTTTCAAATGCATCAAAAACTTTCTTGTTTACATTATTACATACAACATTCTTTTCGTCAATGACTAGCATGTTTACATCAAACACAGTCTCTTCAACATAAGTTACCCAATCATCCATCCACTCGTTGACAAAATCATAAAATGATTCATCAGCATCCGGAACCCAGTATCTACCTCTTGTTCTTTTCTTCTTATCTAAGAATGGTCTAACCTTATTCCAACTGTCACCCTCAAGATAAACAACTTCCCAACCGGGAAAAGTCTCTGCATATGTTTCTGCATTTTTGAGTGCTACTATAAGACCCGGTTTTACAGCACACATAGCACCATCAGAATGACCGGGAATAGAGACTGGGTGAATACGATAGTCAGGGAATAATTTTTGCCACTTCTTCATGAAGTTATCTTCATTCAATTTACTTACAATATTATTGAGACTGAAAAAAAGATCCTTCCCTACTCTTATCATTGATGCAGTATTGATGTATTGATCATACACAATCTTGTTACCATTATCCTGTGCAAATTTTTCTAGTGTTCTAAATGGATATATCTTATCATCATGTGCATACTTCGATGTCTTTCCTATTGTATTTGTGTGTCCTTGCAAGATAATATTTTTCAAATCATCTGTATCAATTGCCTGCAATAAATTTCCTACATTTCCTTTGTCTAATCCTTTGAGTAACATGGATTGTGAGACTGAAGATACAGGTCTGCCGGGAAAAGTAAGATCGTAGACATATTTTAGTAAAGTTTTCTGAGTATCTGATGCTCTTCTCATAGAGATCGAACTTGACCTCATGATTGTCTTGAGTTCTTCTCCTACATCAATGTTCTTTCCATAATTTTTTCCGGGTAAGAATAATTTTTCACCCACCATAGCAGTATAATCTCTTGGCACCATAGGAGGAGATGTCATGACACCATCTTTTATATGATCATTTGGATCTTCTGATATGTCAGTTCTTATAACATTCACATCAAATTTTTTCAAAACTGATATCAACTTCTGATAGTCCTCTTCAGTTTCATCTGCTATGCGATGAAATGTTTCTTTTACTTTAGGATTCTGTATGTAATTGAAATACTCAGGGGGATAGCATCTTCCTACACAACAGGTCTTCAGTGGATCCCAATGCTGATGCACTGATAGCATAACAAACCTTTTTTTTTATTTATTGCGTCGTCTACAACATGGTTTATACCTGAATGCAGATAGTCCTGTCATATTACAGAGCACTCGCAACACATTATCACTATCTTTTTCTTTGAAGAGTCTGTAGTCTCCTTTTCTGACTTCCCACCACTCACCTTTGTATCCTGCATTTGTAAAATTGTTTAGGAACTTGATTGCATCATCATATCTAAAGTTCATTGAGTTTGCTTGTAGTGCTGTTGCATATGACATCTGATCTCTCACACCACCTCTTTCATACCATCTCCACCAAATATCATTGAAGTCTTTACGATTCTTTCTCCATAATATTGTACACAATGGTGAGAAGAATTTCTTGAAATCAAATCCATGATCTACAAGTTCTGCAGTGTATTGCATGATCTGATTCTTACTCCACCAACCATTATTATAATACTCCATCATCTCATTCAAGTATGAGTGTCGATGTGGATGCTGTAAACAAAACATCTTATCATCATAAGTGTTCAGTATCTCATGACTTATAGTAAAGAATGGTTCTTTGAGTAAATGTAATCTTGTAGCATCTACATACACACTTGATTCAAATGGACAATTGATCTTATAATATCTTGATGATCTTACTGGATCACCACAATCTTTTCCGGGTAATACTTTCCATGGTCCAACTGCTTCTGCTTCACCAAAACAATAATATTCATGTCCATCGGGCATGCTCTCTGGCAACTTGCAATAATTATTCGTAATGCATGTGTAAATTATCACTGAATACTTCGCATGAAATCGTGCTTATGTTTTATATAGATCCTTGACATACCCACGTATGATCTCATTGCATTTACAAATTCGTGCCTGTTTCTCCACTGATCTTGTGATCCTCTTTGTGGATGTTTACCTCTACGTCCCACCTTATTTTGATAACCCAGTGCAATACCACAATTGTTTCTGTCCTCTATAATTTTCGGGTCCAAATCATTGAGTTGTAATGCAGCATCAAATGATATCTGATCTCTGTTGACACCTATGTCAAAGTAATGCCACCATGAATCTCCAAACTTGATGGTGTCATCATTAATTGTTCTGTAGATGATTGTTCCTAGTGGACTTCTATACTGTCTGAAATTATATCCATCTTCAAATAATATTCTAGTGAGTTCTACACCTTCTCTAAAACCAAAGAAAGAACATTCAAATCCTTCTAGCATTTCATCATAGTAAGAGAACCTATTTGGATGTCTTAGTATAGTGAAAGGGAATCTTTGCTTTGCTAGTTCTACAAACTCCTTTGTCATTTTATAACAACCATCAATCCATACTGTATTCTCACCTTCATCAAAATATTTGTGAGGATTTATCTTGGGATATGCAGACAATCTTCTTGGGCAATCAATATCAACATCAAGTTCTATCAACTCCCATGGTTCCTGTGGTACCGCAGTTCCGTCATGGAACAAAACATATCGAACATCTGGATCATAATAATGATCAGGTATTACATCATAAGAATTAGTAATGCATGTGTATATTATCATAATGCTGCCTTTAGAATTCTACGTGCTTTGTATATGAATTCTTCTTCGTTTTCATTTGTAGTAAAATCATAAGATTCGTCGTAAGGTTTTACTCTGGTTGATTGTGATAGATCTACTTGTAGTGGCACTCTCGGTAGACATTTACCATATACAAGATACTCAGCGATAGAACTTGTTATCTGACAACCATGAAACAATTCATAGTCAACATACCACTTCCAATACTCTTCATTCCATTTGGTAATTTTGTCAGAACAATTTCTCCATATGACACAATTGATTGTATGGTCAAAGAATGATGGTTTGAAACCTGTTGCAGCAAGATCTTTACAAAATTTATATAACCTTTCCTCTGGTACAAATCCACACCTGTACAACTTTAACAGTTCCTGTAATAAAGTTCTCTTAGTAGGATGATGCATCAAAGTTATTTCATTCTCGTCAAGAAATCTTTTAGAATTTTCAACAAATTCTTTGGTCATAGTATAACAACCATCAATCCAAACGTGAGGTTCATGAAACCACAAATGTGAATTGCATCTTGTATGATATGCATTCAACACAGGATGATCATACCTGCAATTTAATTTTCTAAACTCCCATGGTCCTTTCTGTTCTATAGGTTTATCGTAGAACATCACATACTTGACATCCCCATCATAATAATGATTGGGGATATCGTCATAGGCATTTATATTGGTGGTGAATATAATCACTCGTTCAGTTTACTTTTCGTTGGTGGTGCTGTTCCTAGTTTCTGCTTCACAATTCTATCTGTTACGTTACCGGGTTCTCTTAGGAACCAACCTGTAGCAATATACTTTGGTGTGTCACCTGTCAAGAATGACCCACGATGCATATGAGTATATGCTGCTGGCCAATACACTGCTGTTCCCTGTGTTGGATGGAATGAACACTTCTGATGTAAGAAATCAGTCGATCCACCATTCTCTAACGGTATATCATTTAGGTAAATCATCCATGTCAATACTCTGTCTCTGTATATAAATGAACCATCTTCACAGTGCCATATGTGATATCCTCCACCTGCTTCTGTTTTCTGTAGTTTTACAGTCCATGATGCGATAGGATCAGAACTGTCTATGATACCTTTATATTCATTTGCATAATGTTCAAACCCTTCTCCTACAACCATTGTTGTTCTTGCTGCAAGACCTGAGTCTGCAACTTCCAAATATAATTGTTCATCAGATCTACCCATCTTACCATTACTGAATTGATTCACACCCACATCAGTAGTTGCCAAATCAAAAGTATCACCTATGACTTTCTTCCTTACAAACTTTTGTTGATTGTAAAATTCAAAAGCATCTATAAGAGTCTTACAATACTGAGGTGACATAAAGTTTTCAATGACTCCTATACCATCATTGAATTTCATCTCATGAGGACCATCAGATAATAGTTGTATATTAGGATCCTGTGCTAGAGGTTGCTGCTGCTCGGTCATTTTCAAATTGTTGTTGGTAAACGGATGGTGGAATACGTCCTACGTATTCATCTAGTTCCATGAGTTGATCAAGTAATATATCTTGACCACTTGATTGCCAGAACTGGTCGAGTCCTTGCTTGCTATCCTTATGAAAAATATCTAAATGTTCTTCATGAATAGCAGACCCCATATCAAGTCTGTAGTTCAATATTGGGAGGGCATAACCCTTACCACTATCTAGTATCAGGTCTTCTGACACTGCTCGTGGTCTGATGTTTTGATCTATCTTCCACAAGTTACCACGTTGATGACATTTTAGCACCTTTGTGGCATGATGTCTAGTGATAAGATAACATGCAGCAGAGAAATCATTGATAAATCTATGATGCAGTTTCAAATGAATACCATTTGGATTTATAATAGTAAATTGACAGGTATCAAAATTGATAGGTAATTTTTTCCTGACATCTCTCCATGTAAATGTCCAATGTTTTGCAGGAGAAAGATCTACATCGTCTTCCATGATGACAATCTCATCATCGTCAGTTTCTTCTACAAAATGTTTCAGTGCAGTAAGGTGTGTAAGAACACAACCTATCTCACCGGGGTTCATGTTATCTGGAACCCTGCCCTTCAAGTATGAAGATGGATCGTCTTCCTTACCATCAATACCTGATATCCTAGTATGATTTTCTACACCCCAATAATCAAGGTGCTCTACCATATATTTTTGTCTATCAGTATACCTATCTAAGTTCAACCAATAGACTGGTGGGAGTCCACTTAGTTTGTATTTACTTTTGTTCTTGTCCACGTCGCCTCTTCATGTAATCAACTTCTGCATAATATTTTTCCAGAGACTTCTTACCATAGAACTTTAGTTTCTCCCACACCTTACGATTATCTTCTATGTAAGGGTTTGTGAACCAAGAGTTCTTACTTCTCTTATGTTCTAAATGATATATTACATCGTTCAATCTAAGAACATGAGAGCAAGAATTGAATCTATGATATCTTTCATCATCTTCATATCCATATGATATAAACTCTTCGTTCTCCATACCAAGTCTCTTATATTCCTCTGTGTCAAAGAACTGACAGAAACCAAACTTAGCATCGTATGCATTCATGCTACCATCAAAGGCATGAAAGTTGAAGTTTGAATTTATAAACTTACTTACAATTTCATCATTGGCACGAACCTGCCATTGGAACATACCATAACCATATGGATAAACACACTTGACAGGTTCTGGTTTTGTACCTTCGGGTGCATTATCTGGAAGGTATCCGTTTATGATATAGTGACATGCAAGAGCATGGTTATATGCAGGTATAATAATATCGGCATCAAAATTTACTACAATTTCTGTGTCTGCCATCATGATCATATCATTGATCAATCTAGTTCTATGAAATGTAAATTCATCAGACTGCTCAAACACATGTGTAAGTTTTGACAACTCCTCTTCACTACACACAGGTTTTATTTGTGGTAAAACACTTTGCTCAAATATAGATTCTTTATCAAACTCTTTAATAATTACTTTAGCATCTATGTTCTTGAGAAGATAAAGTAAAGATGTGATTATATTTCTCATCCTATCATCACTTTCGATTCTCAAAGGAATCAAATAAGTGGCACATGGAAGATTGATCTTAGTAAAGTCTTCGTTGATAGGAATATCACCATGAATGGGTGCTTCTGGTGCAGGATGTTTGATTTCATTAGTGTTGATTTTTGGTTTCATAATACCTCCCAGTTATCACAGTATAGGTCAGATGTATTGTGGTTTTTAGTATAACCAGTACCAAACCACTTCTTAGGTGCAATGATTCTCTTATCAGGGTTACGTGATAAGTAAGATCCCCACCAAGAGAATGATGAATTTGCAATGATAAAGTCAGAACACAAAGTCATCATACACAAGTCTGCAAGATTGTCACCACCTTCTGAGACAAGGAACCTGTCATCAGGGAACTCAGTGCTACACCATTGAGGATCATCAGAAAAAACAACCACTGTACGATCGTTATCAAACTTTGACAATGCAGCGTCATAATATTCTTTGGGGCAGGGTGGATGGTTATCACAGTTCTGTATATAGTCACCTCTACGAACATGTAATGCAATAGGATCTTTCAATGTATCCATCATCTCTTTACATGGTAAATGTATATCATTCTTGAACTCAAAATCTTGTCTTATATCTTCTTCTATATGCTCAAAATATTTCGTGCTTTGGAGATATGCATAAACGTTATGTCCATCAGGCATATTATCAAATAAGTTTTGATCAAAATGAAAATGTGCTTCCTGCACATATGGTCCGGGAATATGATTTATATTTGTAAGACCGGTGAGTTTGAATGCCTCAAATAATTGATGATCATTCCACTCATCATTGAAGTCACTAGGAGGGATAGCAAAGTCATAATCTTTATGTGCTGCGATGCCTCGTAGTCCTGCATACTGGAACATCTGGTTACCCAGTCTGCCATGTCTGCCTAGATGGTTGAATCCTATAGTCATGATGAGTGTTTCTGTTTCAAATATTCAATCTCCTTTGGTAGGAGGTGTTCATAAGTTCTCTGTGTTTGAGACTTATGTTCTCTGTTTGAGATGTGATAATCCTTTAGTATCACTGGGTCTCCGTGATATTTATACAGTCTAAAATACATATCACAGTCCATCAACATGGTCAATTCTTCATCAAAGAACATGTCGATTCCTCGCTTTATTGCAAGGATGGATGGTGAACTCAAAGTGTTGACACCTTCCAATAACTTATCATTATAATATGGAATCTTTGGATTGTAATGGGTCTGACCATCATCAACTGTGTGAGCATATCCTGTGACTGCCCACTTGACATCATCAGTGAATGCCTTGTCCAGTTCTGCTACAAGATTACATGTCAAAATAAAATCATCAGAGAATAATACCTTTAGGATATCCCCATTCCCATGCTGTAATGCATGGTTAGTATTAGCAGAAATGTTGCCATACTTATTTGTATTCTTAATGTAGTTGATCTCGAACAGATCTGCATACTCTTGGCATGCTTGTAGAACCTTATTAGATTTGCTATGATCTGATATCCAGACGTTGAAATCTTTGTTGGTTTGTTGTGAGAGAGCATGAAAAATATCAAACAAATAATTTTGACATCTTGCATTACCATCATGAGTTGGAATACAAAAACTAACTCTCATATACTATAGCGTTTTCCTCAACATCAGCGATAATGGTTTTTGTCAATCGAGGAACTACATCATTCTCACCATAAAATTGCTTGGCAATCTCATAGTTCTTTTCAATAACTTCCTTTTTACTATGGTAGAAGTCTTCAGTTAGTTTGTCAAATATTTTCTTGAGTTCGCTGACATCACTAAATTTAATCACACCATCCATGTCAAACCACTTGCCAAGATTAGGACAACCCCAGTATATTGGTATAGTTCTACTGGCAAAACAGTCTATGATCTTCTCTGTAAAATAATTATTTTGTCTTGAGTTCTCTACTGTGATATGATACAATGCATTCTCGAAAAAATCATTCCTTCTTTGATGAAATGGTGGTGACTTATGTGCATACACTTCCATACCATTTACATCATCTATATCATCTAGCATATCCATAATAAGATTTCTAGTTTTGTGTCCAGTGGTCTGCAACTTAGAACTGGTAACGAATGTAATGTGTGGTTTCTTATCTATCTTGAGATCTTTGAAGTCTAACCATGAAGAACCCCACTCAAATAATTCTGCCTGTGGGTATTTCTCTAGTATTGATTTTGTAAATGTATAAATTCGATTGAAGTTATGTGCATTTCTAAGGGCACCTTCATTCACAGATGGTGCTACTGCATATGGTTCTGCTAAAAATAATATTCTATAGTCTGCTTTCTTATCAAATGTCAGATTGTCTATTGATATACTTACTCTTCTGTTACCTACATCCAATCCTTCTTCACCCCATGGATTCCACCACAGTTGGTTGATAGTTGCTTTCATCGTATCTCTTGAAAATGATAATGGAAACCAAAGGTCTCTTGTTCACTGTCAGGTAGAGTTTCTTCCCTAGAGAATTTACTCGCCACCGCGACGGGAGCATACACACATCCCTGTCCCTCAAAGATGTGTCGATTGTGGCAGCATATGTTCCCGTCCTCATTATATAGTCCGGCGTTCATATGTTTATAGAAATCTCCTTCGTTTACTTCCCAAGGGACGGTGACTTTACTGGGGACGTCGAGTAGACGCTTGGAGCGTAGGGAAAATCCTCCATTCCCGACTCGATGATTCTTTCCCCACGGGTCGAGGTAGGCATTTGGGTCATCCCTCCACGGTGCACCGATATAGTCGTAATCAAGAAATTTATTATCCCAAAGGTGAGGACGAATAACGTAGCCGTCCGGATGTATGAGAAGGCAGTGCGAGGTCCTGACGTGATTAGTAAGATTATAGATACAATAAAAATTAAAGTCATTGATTGATTGAATTGGATATACTTCCTCATAGTCCACATTGGGATTCAAACCTTTCGGTCTTCCTTTACTACTAAGAAACTTAGCAGCACCCCATTGAATACCTTCACATGATTTGTTTACTGCATACACAGCATCTTCGATGTCAAGGTCAGCGAGCATGACCAATGTAACTTCAGGAATTTTTTGCATTCTTTACAGCACGGTTGAATACAGTATAAAGATCAAGTAAGTTGTTGTCAATATTCTGTGCTTGTTCAAAGAGATGATTGTTATCAGACAGTAATGCTTTGGTACAGTCCATAAAATCATTTACCCATAAAATAGGATAGTCTTTGTATAACTCTTGGAGATACTCTGACTTCTTCATTACGGGAACTCTTCCTAAGTATAACACTTCCCAGTTCCTATGGCAATCTACACCATTTCCCTGTGGACATATCATAAACTTATGATCTAATATCTGCTGACAGTATAGATCGTAATGAACTCTTTCACCAATGGTGACATATTTTTTACCTGAGAACTTCTTTCTTACATTACCCCTCTCACTTATATTTGTATGCTCTGAGTGGTTTATGTATAATAATTTCTTAGGTTTCTGATCTCTCTTCAGAAGATACTTCTTCATTATCCCTATACGATTATCACTTGGATGCAAGATCCTTTGAAGTCCATATGGGAATGGGTGTACCTTACCTCCGAAACCGATAGCATTTGTTCCATAAATTGCAACAACATTATCAGGTATCTTGGTATGGATATCCTCTGTGATAGGTGTGTCTTCTAAGTTAGTGAATATACAAAATTTCGTATCAGGATAGATCTTACAAGTTTCAAGGAGGTCATTAGTCTCCATCAAACCATCTATCCATTTCTGATCGCTCTCGGTGCTCGCCTTGAGTGGTCTATTATAAAGTCGTATATTATCTATAAAAACTGTCAGGAACGGTTTACCGCCCTTCACTAGGTCACCGAACTCTGTATTGCATGGATCTGCCTGCTTCATGTAAGCACCTGCAACGTTTCCTATACAACCAGACTGATCACCAAACGAGTAATCACAGTGATTAGATACTGCTACTCCTTCTATCAGATTCATTTGATGAACCTCGCTAGTTCTTCCTTATTCCTCTGAATATAGTTCGGGTATGAACTATCGATAGGTACCACAGTTGGTTTATACAAATAATCTCTGCCAAATGGGTCAACTCCTGCCTCGATACGTTGTTCCATTGTATCTCTGAACTGAGATAAATTGTTCTCTTGGTGTTCATATGCATCCATCTTGGCACGTACAGTGTCAGCATCACCAAAGAAACTCCAATGCCATGATGCATTGTCAATCTTCCAAGAGTCTTGATGTGATTGCCTCAACTTATCTATACTCATTGTCTTGAGTGTCTTCATTGTGCACACTCTAGTTCCCATCCATTCCTTTTCACATAATAGATTCAGATAGTAATAGTATACAGGACCTTTCAATACATAATGATTCTCAGGTTTGAACCACTCATCTATAGCGAGCAGTGCATCTGGATTCGCTATCTCATCAGCGTCACTTGTTAGTATAAGATCATCATCCTTTGCCCTATCAAGTAATGCATATATTGCAGAGTCTTTATGGAAGCATGCCCTTTGATAGTGTAATGGTAGTTGATATATGTTCTCCTCTTTCATGCTCCTGTGATAAGGAACACCTTCCCAATACTTTTCTAATGTTTCATTATCATCTATTGTGACATGATGAATGATTTTATCTTCCCACTTCTTGAAACGTTCTTTATTCTCTTGGTAGTATAATGGTTTAGGTTTACCAGTAAAAGTAATGTTTGCTTCATTGATTACAAAATAATCAACAACATCACCTAATATGTTGAGTCTGAGTTCTAGTAAATCAAGTTCATTATAAAAAGTGAACGTATCAAATATGGTCATAGTTAATGTTCAATGTCATTCTAATGTTTTTTGTCGGTGAAGAACTAGCATGATATGCATGAAGACCTTCAAAGATTACACACTTACCTTTCTTTGGGGTTTCTCTATGTATGATCTTAGAATGATCATCTTCATCACAGAAAATAGTATCACCATCAGCATCATTGACATAATATAATGCCACGATATGAGGGAACTGTTGATCTATATGAAAGTTATGTGGCAAACCAAAGTTGTCTGGTCGTGGCCAATGGAATGTAACGTGTGCCCTTATAATAGGGTGTGTATGCATTCTAATATACTTGCTGAAAAATGCAAGGTCATAATGTTTTACCACCTCATGCTGTGGCATACGATCTCTGATCAACGTGCATGAAAAATAAGGATTCGTACCCTTCTGTAACTCATGTCCTATTTTATGAGCACAGTCTGGAAGATACCACCACGGTCCATTCGTTGCTGCCTTTTCAATTTTGTCTGCAATTTTCCTAGGAAATTGGACAGTATTCAAGAATAAATTTTCGTTGCTCATCACTGTTAGTCCATTCACCTACGTTTATGTAGTTTTCAAGTGGCATCAAACTTACTGTTACATCTGTGCCTAGAAGCATCTTATAATTTAGATGCTCACTCATACTTACATCAGTACAGTAGAAGGTGTCAATATTATTACTGCATAGAGCAGCAGCAATCCCAAAAGTTCCAACCCCAGAATTGGCAAGATGTTTTGCTGACAGTAACGTACCAAAATCTTCCGCCACACTTTTAGATTGTATTGTAACCTTTGGATTCTTTCTAAGTTCATCTAGTATAGGGTTGTGATTATCTCCTTCAGTAACTACTATCGCTTTATTAAATTCTTCAATGAGTGAAGTGTAAAAATAAAGAGGATTAGGGATATAATTACAAGGGTTAGAAATGTTTTTGTCAAAAATATCTCCACTCCTGATATGAATAACAATAGTATCATCAGATATTTCTGTTGTTGGAACGTCAAGTTGGGGACCGATCCATGTCTTACAAACCTGACGCATGTTTTCATAAATGATGTCCTCTTCGATATTGACTTCCTTATACGGACCCTCCCAGTAGAAGAACTTTGATCGTACTTCCTGACTATTCTGTCCAAACGATGTCTTGTGTTTTCTGATAATCTCATGATCGATAGATTCAAATGTTGATTGAGTTAGTGCTGCTGCCATCGTACCGACTGCACACTGTTGTATGTTATTTCCTAGTCTACCGTACCAGTGAGATATTGCAATCATTTTATGAATAATGTTCTCGCTTCAGCATTATGTGATACAAATGGTCCCCATGTCATTTCATCTACAACTTCTGGATCTACCCACCAATCCTCGAATGGATTACCACCATTAGCAACATCTCTTGCTACAATCTGGTAACCTAGATCATTCAATATTCTTCTTTGAATGTCCCTATACTCAGATCCATGAGCATACAAATCTGATTCAAATGTAATCACAGAAAATCTATACTCATCCAATGGCAGATTCTCTAATGCCTTGAGAGTTATATTAGGTGGTTCACAATCTATAGAAACATAATCAAATCTTTTCTTTTTCCACCCTTTATTTTTTATCGCTTCTTTCCAATCAAATGTTGTGGCATCTGCAAGATGACAATCGTTTCCTCTTTGTATGACAAACTCACCTTGAAAACGTTCTTCTATTTCTACTGATATACCTTGCCAATTGAATTCAGATTCAAGTAACCATGTGTTATTGAATGCAGTAGGATGATTAGCACCTATCTCAAGATACCTTCCATTCTTTTTACCACCTAACATGGTCAAAACAAATAGATCTTGATATGCTTGAGAGTGATTCTCCTTTATGTTTACTGGATGAATAAGTTCATCCAGTTTTTCATCGTACCTTGTGTTCATCAATCCAATCACTAAGTTCAATAGATGGCATGTAATTCAAAAGTTTTTTTGCTTTTGAGATATCAGCAAGAGTTTCTCTTGCCTCTGCCGGTCTAGGTGGTATAAATTTATAATCAGTGGAGATCATATTCGCCACTTGATTTACAGAATGATTAGTTCCTGTGCCAACATTTATAATCTCACCACTTATATCACTTGCTCTTTCTGCTGCTGCTATATTTGCTCTGACTACATCTCTTACATGAGTGAAGTCTCTACGTTGTTCTCCATCACCTACGATAGTAAGTGGTTCACCACGTTTCCATTGCTCTAAAAATAATCCCACAACAGGTGCATATTGTCCTACGAGTGGTTGCCTTTCACCATATACATTGAAGTATCTTAGATTGACTACATTCAAATCAAATAGATCTGAATACATCTTACACATATTCTCTGCTGCCACCTTTGATACTGAGTATGGATTCAAACAATCAGGTGTCATGTCCTCTCTAAGAGGTGGTTCATTTTTCAAACCATAGGATGATGATGTGGATGAGTTTACGAATGCCTTGACACCATGCTCACGGGCATACTGTAATAACATTGTTGTTCCTAATACATTTGTCCTTACACATCCAACTGGATTCTTCAATGCAATCTGTATTCTAGAATAGGCAGCAAGATGAAACACATAATCAATCTTTGGCATTCCTTCATTGACACAGTTGAAAACCTGCTCCATAATTTGTGGATCAGAAATATCTGCCTTGACATTCCATGCCTCATCATTCCAGTAGAACTCTTCATTACATATTGAGGATTCATTATCCACAACAGTAACCTGATGTCCCATCTCTAATAGTTTGTCAACAAGGTGGGATCCTATGAATCCTGCACCTCCAGTAACGAGTGATCTCATACTAACCTGATGCTAATAAATCGTATTCTTTGTTTTCAAGAGTAGCAGATGATATACTTTCCTTACATATCTGCTGACTGATCCAATTATAGGTCTTTCTGATTCCTTCTTCAAGTGTTTGTGTGTAATCCCAACCAAGTTCTTTTCTGATAAGATCATTGTTTGAGTTACGTCCACGAACACCAAGAGGACCATCAATATGATCTCTACCTATGGACTTGCCTGCTACTTTTGCTGCTATTCTTACTAACTCATTAATAGTAACCATTTCTTCTGAACCTATATTCACAGGTCCTTTGAAGTCTGATTGCATCAATCTCCATGTTGCCTCAATGCATTCATCAATGAATAGGAATGATCGAGTTTGTTCGCCATCTCCCCATACTTCGATAGTATCGGCGAGACCTGCATTTGCAACCTTCCTACAAATTGCTGCGGGTGCCTTTTCGCGTCCACCTTTCCAAGTTCCTTCAGGACCGAAAATGTTGTGGTAACGAGCAACACAAACAGGCATGCCATAGTTACGACTGTACGTAAGATATAGTCTTTCTGAAAATAATTTTTCCCATCCATATTCTGAATCCGGTGCTGCAGGGTATGCTGATTCTTCACGACAATCTGGATTGTCAGGATCTAATTGATTGTACTCAGGGTACATACATGCTGAACTAGAATAGAAGATCTTAGTGATCCAATCTAGGCATGGTCTGTTACATTCACTCCATCCTTCTGACCCATCAAAGGTTTCATTCAACTTCTGCTGTGCATCTAATAAGTTTAGATTTATACTTGCAGAGTTCTGCATGATGTCAGCATCATTCTCACCTGTAAAGATAAATCCTGCACCACCCATGTCAGCAGCAAACTGATATATTTCATGAAATGGTTCGATGTATCTGTAAGGAACAGACTCATAGAAGTTTCCTTGTTCTCCTTTATACTGTATGACTCTTTCAACAAAACTTTTATCTCTCAAGTCTCCTTGAATAAACTCGTCTGCTTCTGTATCAGAAAACTCTGGATACTTGAGGTCTACACCTCTTACCCAGTAACCTTCTTTCTTGAGTCTCTTGACCATGTGACTTCCAATGAAACCACCGGCACCTAATACTAATGCTGTTTTCATAAAAACCTTAATGAGGATTTTTTTGGCGGAAAATTTTTTCCCAAAAGTGGGAATCTAAAGTTCATTTCTGAACTTAGTAACTACTTCTTCTATGTAGTCTATCATAGGATCTGTAATTACAGGGGAACATCCTAAGAAAAATACATTATCTAATACCTTACTAGAGTTAGGATATCTAGCGTATGAATCTATGCCACGATAGGCAGGATGCATGAGAATATTACCTGCAAAATAATTTCTAGTTTGTATCTTATGTTCTTCTAAATATTTCACGAGTTGTACCTTGTTTCCTTCATATACTATAGGTACACCAAACCAAGAAGTTTCGGCATGTTCTTTTTCTTCAATAACCCTCGCACCATCGATCTTAGAGAAGATCTCATGAAGTCGAGTTTTGTTGAGACGACGGATGCGATGTATCTCGTCCTGCTTAGTCAATTGTACAAGACCGATAGACCCCTGCAGATCGGCGGGTTTGAGGTTATATCCTTGAACTCCGAAGACATACTTATGATCGACATCATGGTCGTACCCTTCCAACCAACGATCAAATCTCTGCCCACAGACACCGTTGGACAATTTGTTTTGGGATCCTACACAATAGCATCCACGACCCCACCAAGCAAACGATCTGGCGATCTGGATTATCTCCTCGATATTAGAGGAAACCATACCCCCTTCGATAGTAGAGATATGATGAGCTGGATAGAAAGAACAAGAAGCAGCGACGGAGTGTTTGGTAAGAAACTGACCTCTCCACTTGCTACCGAGGGAGTCACAGTTGTCCGCGATATATTCGAGTCCGTAAACATCCAAAATTTCGAGAAACTTATCGAAGTCGTAGGGATTTCCCAGAACAGGAGAAGAAAAACACGCTCTAGTTCTACTGGTGATCTTGGACTCTAACATCTCAAGATCCCAATTCAAATCTGTATAATCAATATCTACAAATACAGGTTTCAAATTATTCTGTATGATAGGGTTGATTGTGGTAGGGAATCCACAAGCACATACTAATATCTCATCTCCATCTGCCCATCCAAAATATTTTTTGAGTGCAGCAACCATCACAAGATTAGCAGATGAACCACTGTTGACCATGAGGTTATATCTAAAGTCAAACCTTTTACCAAACTGTGATTCAAATTTGTTGACTTCCTCTCCTGCAGGCAACCAATTACCTTTCAGTAAAGTTGTTATTGCAGCAGTTGGTTCTTGCTCATCCCAGTATGGACCAGAGTAATATATGTTACCACCGGGTTTCCAATCCTTGTTGGCAAGATATGGAAATAGATTCTCTCCATCACCTTGTAGTTCTGATATAAAATTTGATACCTTATCTTTTACTGACATAATTCCCTCACTATATCTTTTGTATCAAACAAGGGACTGAATCCCAACTGATCTAACTTGCTTGTGTTCAAATAAAATTTCTGCAATCCTTGTACCACTTTGTGAAACTTTGGTGTATCTATACTAATAAGATTTCCTCTATAATGACACTCTCTCTTTGCTATGTCAAGCATCTCTTTTACAGATGTTTCTTTTCCTGATCCTATATTGTAAATCTCATCTACATTTCCCTCATCCATAACCAATTTGATGGCACGACACACATCAGTCACATGCATGATGTCTCGTGTGTGACTACCATTATCATACATCTTGACATCTCTATGTTCAATCATTTCATTTATCATCCATGTAATTGCATTCTTTTGTTTAGTTGCATTAGTATCTCCATACCCCATGACATTACATAGTCTCAAAATTCTATATCTCATACCATAAGTTTGTGCAAATGATTTGATAAGATCTTCTGCACATTTTTTTGTAATAGAATAAAATCCATTCGGGTTCAGAGGATCATTTTCACTAGCAGGAATATTATCACCTGCACCATATACAAACCATGATGATACAAAGTTGAAAGTAATATCTTCATCTCTACAATGTTCTAAGACTTCGCATAGAACCTTCAAGTTTGTATCCACATCAAGTGTAATCTTATCATGCACATGATAATTATGAGTTGTCGATATCATGTATAAGATATCTTCTGATTTGGGTTTACGTTCTTCCCTAGGAATCACATGCACATCATTATCATAAAGACGTTTGAATTCCCTTCCAACGAAACCACATCCATATAATGAAATCATCTATTCAAATACCATTCAATAGTATGTTGTAAACCTGTGTCAAAATTCATGATCGGTTTCCACCCAGTTTTGTTATACAACTTAGTATAACTCATGGCATATCTTTTATCAACCCCCGGTCTTGCATCTGAAACACCTATTAGATCATGTGATTTACCTAGTATGGTAAGTATTTTTTTGACCACAGTTTCTACATCAAGTTCACAACCACCACCTATGTTATAGGTGTCATTCATAATACCTTGTTCTTCTAGCAACCAGATAGCACGACAATGATCCTCAACGTACAACCAGTCACGAATCAATCTTCCTTTACTATGCATGTAAGTTTTCTTACCTCTCATAGAGTTTATAATAGTGAGAGGTATGAGTTTTTCTAGATGTTGATGTGGTCCGTAGTTATTTGAACAGTTTGTTATAAGATAAGGAAGTCCATATGTATTATGCCATGCCTTCACAAAATAATCTGATGCTGCCTTACTAGCAGAGTATGGATTTCGTGGGTCATATGGTGTGGTCTCTGTAAATATTTCTTCGTCATCATACTCTAGAGAACCATACACCTCATCAGTAGAAACATGATGAAACTTCTCTACCCCCACTTCTAATGCAGCATTCATCAAATTGATAGTTCCTATCACATTTGATTCTAGAAATGGTTTGTAATTCTTGATTGAATTATCTACATGACTCTCAGCAGCAAAATGAAATACTTTGTTTGGTTTATATGTCTTGAATATATGATTGACATGTTTCTCATTTGCAATGTCACACCATACAAATGTTGTCTTGGTATCTCTCTTGATAAATTTTATGTCAGAAGCATATGATAAAGAATCTATGACAACAATCTCATCATCATAAACTCTCTGAACATAATTTACAAAGTTACTTCCTATAAAACCGGCACCACCAGTAATCAGAATCATTATTCAGTCCCGTATTCGTTCATGCACATATATGTATTTTCTTTCTTGATACGACCATAGTCATCTTCAAGTCTAATAATATCATTCTCTTTACATATACCGATCTGCGTTTCGATAATCAACAATCCTTTCTCACCACCCTTTGCTCGATGCTTCATCTCTGTGCCAATATGAAAAGTGTCACCCACTTTACATACAGTTTCCATTCTATTCTGAGTTATAATACCACTTCCCTCCACAATCACCCAGTCCTCTGTCCTCAGATTATGATACTGAAGTGACAGTCTCTGATCAGGTGCTATGTAAAGTCTCTTCACTTTATAGTTATCGTCCTCGACGATGGTTTCATACCACCCCCAAGGACGCTCTCTTCTTACGAACATCATTTTGATTGTACTTGTGCCCAGTCTTGATCGAATAGTTCAAGACCTTTATCAGTGAGTATATGATTATACATCTTCTCAAAAATACTAGGTGGCATTGTGCATATGTTTGCTCCGTTTAGAAAAGAGTCTGTCACATGCTGCACACTTCGTATTGATGCAGAAAGGACCTGTGTCTGAGATCCATGCATACGATATATACTTGCTATCTGATTTATAAGAGCAATACCATTGACTGATTGGTCATCTAATCTACCTACAAATGGAGAAACATAAGTTGCTCCTGCCTTTGATGCTAGAACTGCTTGTGCTGCTGAGAAAACAAGAGTAACATTTACTTTGATCCCATCAAGAGCAAGTGATCTACATGTCCTTAGACCATCTGGTGATAGTGGTACTTTGATAGTGGTAGGATTGATACTAAGTCTTTTACTTTGGAATGCATACTTACTATGCAATCTCCTACCTTCTGCAGTCATAGTCTCCTCGTCACCAACAACTTCCATGCTGATGTCACGGACACCATAGTCTGCTAGTTCTTGGTATACGTCCTCTGGGTCTCTCCCACTCTTTCGGATAAGAGTAGGGTTTGTAGTAACACCGTCAATAAGACCAGTCCCATAATACTTCTTGATTAGATCTGTCTCTGCTGTATCTAGGAAAATCTTCATGCTTCAAAATACTCCTTTAGTACTTGGATTTGCTCATGGTATCTTGAGATCTCATTCAACTCAGTTTCAATAGCACCCATAACATCTGGATGTTCACCTATACCTGTGGGATATGTGAAATAAATTTCTACATTTGCTTTGTGTTTTGCTATCTGTCCTTCTGCATGCTTGATGAGTGAGTTGACGAGACTGTCTCGTAGGTGAATCATAGTACCATATAAACTAAACATATTATAAGACACACGTTTCGAGATGTCAATAAGAATAAATATTTGAGTACAAAAAGTACCTAAACCTGTCTAATTCGGAGGATTACCCTAATGGCACTTACAAAAGACGTTGATGTCGATAAGATAACCGTTCGTGGACCACACAATGTTGTGGAACTAAGAACAGCAACAAGAGTATATGAAGATAATGAAATGCTTTCAATCTCATTCTCCCGTAAACTTGTAGCATGTGGAACTTTAGACGGAAGTGACAACCTAGTAGAAACAGATATCTCAGGATACTCTGCAGTTGTACAGGGTGTTATGAATGCAGTCTGGACAGATACTATCAAGTCACAATACAAAGCACAATTAATCGCTGATAAATCATAATCACATACGAATTATTGTGATCCCCAACCTCACGCGAGTGGGGTTTTTTATTGCTAAATAGAGCTAGCAAATAATCGGTAATTTCATGAAGAAATACTTACCACTTATATTATTGGCAGGATTTAGTTCTCCTGTATTTGCAGATATCACACATAAAATGCAGTCTAGTGTTCAGTTGACCACTAACGCTGCAGCAACACAGGTATCAAGAATCGGTAGTACCTACTCGGTCTCTGGTTCTGGTGTGACCATGGACGTTGGAGGCGGTGGATCTGCTGATGGTGTCGTTGGTGGACTAGGAACATTGACTGACGGAGTTGGTCAAGGATCAATCGCTACAGCGACACAAACAAGTGCAGGCGGTGCATATAGTTTCTCTCAATCATTCATTGAAGGTGATGCAATTGTAACTACAGCACCAAGTTTAGGTGCAGTAAGTGCATATTCTAATCAAACATCAACAGGAGTTGGTACTGGTACTGGTACAGGTACTGTAACTTCAGCACACGTTGTAACAGCAGTTGGTGGTGGATCTGGAACTACATCCATAGGTCAGTTCGTAACCGAATTACAAATCGACTAAGAGGTTATGTTAACATATGAAACTTCTTCGTGCGATAGTTGTGGGTGCAATTGCCCTTGCGACTGCACCGACTGCCCTGAATGCAGTCCCTGTAGTACCTAATTTTACACAGGGATCGATGACCTCACACACGGAAACGACTTCGACCGTGAGTGAGACCATTAATTCTATGGATTATAACACTGGGTACCAATACTCGGTATCGGGTGTTAACGTACAGCACGATGGTACTGGTATAACACCGGATACTGGTACCGAACAAGTAACAAACAATGGTGTGACTTCAACATGGACAAACTTGAACACTTCACAAAAACCCAATTGGACACTAACAACTCCCGGAGCAGCGTTTCAATTCACCGAGACGTACAAAGCCCCCGGTCTTTCGACTCATACTGTAATACAAAGAACCACCACAATCCAAAGCGTAACCGATACAACAAGTATATTCAGTCAATAATTGCAACACTTAGTGCTATAACAATACCTTATACTGTAACTCCATCCTATGCATCTGATATAGGAGGGGTTTCTGCTACTGCAAACCCAGTCGCCAACTCCAGTGGGTCAGTGACCAATCAGGCAATACAGGTTTTACAAGGTCCTTATATGACTAACACTTATGGTGATGGTATATCTTGTCAAGTTCCTACCATGAACGTTACACCATACGTCACCAGAACGGGATCGTGGATGGATCCTTACGAAGATTATTGGATGGATCCTGTGTACAACAATCTAGATGCCAATGATGACTCGGTTCCAGACAACCCCGGAGAAATTTTATTCTATAAACCAACAAGAACAGGACAGAAATCAAATCAAAATATAAACCTAGGGTTCTCTGCAACCATGAGTTTCTCATTGAATAGGGATGCCCAAAGAAAGTGTCAGGAAGCAGCAACATTACATAATGAATATCGTTCACAATTGACTGCCAATAAACGATTAGACTTTGAACTTGCTAGACTAAAAAACTGTGGAGAACTAATCAAGGCAGGCATCAAGTTTCATCCAAACTCACCTTATGCTAGTATATGTGCCGACGTTGTTGTAATGGGTGTGAATACTATAAAAGACCACTCACATTCAATACCCGTAGTTCCTACTGGTAATGCTAATGATCTAAAGGAAGTATCTATTGGGACTTCTTCTTCTTCGGACGTTTCAAAGGAGTAAGACCTTTCTTTTCTCTGTACTTATTAGTTTGTATTTCTGACAACGATAGTTTAGGAGGTTGTTTACCAAATGCCTTCTGAACTTTTTTTGTTAATGCTTTGATCGCAGGTTTAATAACTCTTAATAATAAAGGTGTTGCTGCTGCAGTAGCGGTTGCTATCACTGCTATAGATGCAGTTGTGCTTACCTCGGCGGGAGTAGGTAGATACTCTTCAACCCAAGTTGGAGGTGGTTCTTCGGTGTTGGTAACCTCTTCAGATCCAGTCGTCGTTGGGATCTCAGGTATTGCAGGAGTTTCAAGGTCTGGTTGCTCCGTGTTCGCTACTGGTGGAGGTGGTGCCTCCTGTACTATTATCAGATCCTCTGGTGTATATTCAATAGGATTGAATGATGGCATACTACCATCACAAAAAGT